AGGGGTGGATGTGGCCCGCATGGGCAGTGATCGGACGACTCTGGTGTTGCGGCATGGCAGCATCGTCGAGCAGATCAAAGTCTATAGCAAACAAGACACCATGCAGACGGTGGGGTGTATCCTTGCGGTCCTTGATGCCTGGCAGGTAGACGAGATTGACGTTGACGTGATTGGCTTAGGGGCGGGCGTCTATGATCGCCTCGCTGAGCTCAAACGCCAGAGCACCATTCCATCGCGAGTCGTAGCCGTCAATGTTGCCGAGAAAGCCCCTGTGGTTCGTCACCCTGTCAACGGTGCAGCTCGATCGGTGGCCCTGGATGCCAAGCCGCGTCTCCTCCGTGATCACCTCTGGCTCGAAATGGCGCAGTGGCTGCGCACGGCCCAACCCGTGTTCTGTGCGGACGATCACGAGGCCTGTCAAGACCTGGCTGGCGAACTGGCCAGCATCGGCTACAAGATCGATAGCAATGGCTGCCTGGTTGTCGAGGACAAAGATAGCATGCGCAAGCGCCTAGGGCATAGTCCAGATCTCGCGGATGCCCTCGGTTGTACGTTTGTCCCGGCATTGCCACGCACGACCCTGATGGAGATCCATGTATGAGCGTGGCACGACCTCATCCAGCCTATAGTGCGATGTTGCCCATCTGGCAGACCTACCGTGATGCCTATCTGGGCGAAGAGGCCATCAAAGGTGCCATCGCCATACTACGCAGCGAGCGCGGGACACATACGGCTGGCACACGTTACCTGCCGCGCCCTGCCGGGATGCGCCGCGAAGCCGAGTATGCTGCATACAAGGACCGTCCTAGTTGGGTAGGAGCGACCGAACGCGCTGTACAAGGTATCACGGGCTCGATCTTTCGCCATGAGCCCCAGATCGTCGCGCCTGCTGCCCTGGAGCCCGACCTCCTCGACATTACCCAGACTGGCGTGACGCTGCCGACCTATGCTGAGGAAGTCGTAAGCGAGGACCTGCTCATGGGGCGCTACGGTATCCTCGTGGACATGCCGCAGCTTGATATGCCCACGGCCGGCCAGCCCGTCTTGGCGCCCTTTGCGCCGCGTCCTTATTGGGTCAGCTACAAAGCGGAGGAAATTCTCAACTGGCGCACGATCCGCCATCAGGGCAAGACGATTCCCAGCCTCGTGGTACTTCAGGAAACCGTGCCGGTGGTGCAAGGCGTCTGGGGCACGGACGATTATTTCGTGACGCGCGACCAGGTGCAATACCGCGTGCTGCGCCTCAATGAGCAGGGCCAGTACGAGGTGAGTCTCTGGATCGTTGATCCAGGTAGCGTGAGTCTCAACGTGCAGCGGGCACAACTGGCGGCCGTGTGGATACCCCAGCGCCAGGGTCAACCGCTCGACTTCATTCCGTTCAAGTTCGTGAGCACGTTCACCGTTGAGCCGACGATTCAGAAGTCGCTCCTCGCCCCGCTCATCTATCGCAACTTACTATGCTGGCGCCACAGCGCCGATAAGGAACATGCCTTGCATCTCACGGCCATGCCCACTTTTTACGTGGCGGCGAATATGGAACAACCGCCTGAGTTGTACGTAGGGGCAAGTCAGGCGCTGTTCCTCCCCGACAATCAGGCGAAACTTGGCCTCGTCGAGTTTCACGGCCAAGGCTTGCAACCGCATGAAAATGCCATCAAAGAAGACTTGCAGCTCATGGCCATGTTTGGCGCCAGCATTCTCCAAGGCGTCCCAGCGGTCCAAGAAACGGCTACCAGCGTGCAGTGGCGCATGTCCGGCAGTGACAGTCCGGTGCAGCGGCTGGTGCGGGCCTGTACCGAGGCACTGACGTGGTGTCTGCAAGTGCATGCCTGGTGGGGTGGGTATACAGAAAATGTGGATGATCCAACTATTCACATGACACTGAACAAGGACCTTGTGTCGAACCTGATGGACCCGCAGATGCTGCAAGCGTTGATGGCAGCCCTGCTTAATGGTACCATCTCGTATGAGACTTTTTATTTTAACCTTCAGCGCGGGGAGATTGCGCGGCCATTGGTGCCGGTGGAAGAGGAACAAGCATTGCTCGAAGATCAACAAGCACAACGCCCCCTCGTGACCGCAAGCCAGAATGGGCAACGCGCTGGACGTAATGGCAGTCGGCAGGAGGTGTAACATGCCGCTGAGAAAAGCCCCCAAGGGGAGTTCCAAGAAGCGACGGCAGTCTATTGCTAGTAGTAATATTCGTGAGATGCATAAATCGAGTCGGTTCAAAAAAGTCGCCCGCAAGTATTGGAAGGCCCGTGCGAACCGCATGGCAGTCGCAGCGGGGCTCTCGGCGATGCGCGGTAGCCGGAAGCGCCGGAGGAAATAGCGATGGTCGATTACGCGACGTTTGAGCAGCTCCAAGAGGAACGGGCACGCCTCGCGACCCAGAGTATCCAGGAAACCGCCGTCTTCCAGTGTTTATATATCCTTGATCGCGAGCAGAGTCCTTTGCGCTTGACGTATGCTCAAAAGCTCGCACGCCTCGCACAGCTCATTGCTCGGGAACTCGCGACGCTTGAAGGATCGTCCGATGGAACCCTCTGACTCTACGCACCTGGGGAATGAGCTGCCTGCTATGCTTGAAGCCCTGGAAAACACGCTCGAGCGTGCCACTGGTATGAGTCAAGCAGTCACCCTCTTGCGAACGCTGCTGTGCTGCCTAGAGCCTGGGACCCCGGTGGCTACCTGGGATGAGCGCGTATTGTTACAACGGACGATTGCACTGCTTACGCGCCGTCTCCAGACGATAGAGATGCTTGAGACTCTCACCAAGGAGTAACCTCTATGGAACCCTACGACCCGACCCTCGAAGCCCTGGTAGCCGCCATGCTCGAAGCCCTGGACCATGAGGCCGACATGACCCGTGGCTACGTCGATCAGCTGCGCCAACTCATCGTGACCCTGCGGCATATCCTGGCCGATCCCGAGGCGCATGGGGTGGTGGAGCGGAAACCGCCCGGCCCCGTGGAGTCCCCCCTGGACCCGGCAGCCGAGACCGTGATGCGCCAGGCCCTCGGCATGCTCGACGCGAAGGCCGGGGATGCTGAGCTGGACTACCTGGACGTGCTGAAGCGCTTGCTCGCGGCCATCGAGAAGGAGTTGTTTCGCTGGGATAGTAGTATTGTGCAACCGGCGGGTTTTTCTGGTGAAATACAAATACCCGTTGGGGGTGGAGAATGGGAACCGCATACGCCGCCGCAAGCGACCCATGTGCTGTGATGGCAGGAGAGGATGATGCGCAAGTTTCCCCACGCCAGTCGTGAGGCCGACGCCTTTTTACAGGCCTTGGAAGCCCTCTGCCGTGACCACGCGATTCAACTCACGGTCACGCCGGACGGGCTGCGCTTGGAGCCCTTAGAGCCGGGGCAGGCGCCACTCAATGTCGCGGTCATCGAAGATGCGACTGACATGACAGCCCTCTCATGAGTCCAGAGCCGCTACGCCCGTGTCCCTTCTGTGGGGGGGAGTTGATCGATATGTTTGAGGGCAGTGTGGGAGGGCCGTATGCGGCGGCGATGTGCCGACAGTGCCATGCGACGGGACCGGAAGGCAGCTCGCGGGAGGAAGCCGAGCAGTTATGGAATGGGCGGGTGGTGTTGTGAGACGGTCGGCGCAGCGGTGGCGACTTATCATACTTGGTGCCATACAGGTAGTATTCGTATGAGTTAGCAGAAGGGCAAAATGCGGTGTCCATGCTAAGACATTGTTTTAGCATAGGTTGGGGTAAATGTCGGGGTTACGCTTTTGATCAAAGCGTACCTTTTGACAGATTCAGCGAGTTACGTCCATGGCCGAGGCGAAGGATGCTGTATGGACGCTAGACCGCCGCTCCATTCCCTGGTGCTCCGGGGCAAGACGATTGACCGGGTGTGGTATGGCCTGGAGTGGAAAGAGCTGTTCGTGCTGTGTACGGATGGGACGCTGTGTCGCATTGGCGTTGCCGCGCCCGCGCCCGCGTGGGCACCAGCCGCCACCGTGGAGATCACCGTCGTGCAGCACGACGAGGAGTCATGCCGCTGAGACGGCCCCGTGCAGGAGACGTCCATGGCTGAGCGTGTCAATACGCAGAGGAGCACTAGGAGCCCTATAAAAAGAGCCCCTAGTAGAGGATATTAGGTAGGTTCAACGATGAAGCGTCCGAACTTGGGACGCCATTCGCAGAGTCCAACATTCTCTCCGGCATAGGCAAGAAGGTCAGTAATGTCCGCAGGGTTGAGTAGACTATCATTGAAGGTCACAGTAAAGCTCACCGCCCAGTCTCGAAAGATCGGACGTGTACGCATGACACGATTGCGCTGGACCCGGACGCCACAGGTGAAGGGTACGAACTCTTGCACATGCAAGCTTCCATACCCTCCCGTACCATACCGCACCTCTCCTGTCCCAGCCTCTCCGAACCCAACCAGATCGTACCGTTCCAGACCTCACCTCATGACAAAACAGAGGTTTAGAGAGGGCTTTCAGAGAAAGAAGCCGTTCGCACAACATCCCAGTAAGCCGATTTACACTTGGGGCATTGTCGAGGGTCTTCTTGTCGTGGCACCCAACTATGGCCACAGCGTTTACAAGTCAATTTCCGTATGCGAACGCGCTGTCTTTTCATGAGGATAAGTATACTCATAAGTAAACGCATTGTCTATGAAAAAGTGTTGCTAAGTAGGTGTTGTCGTGGCAGAATCAGTTAACACACAGATTGCTGACAAACTTCTTGAGAGACAGCTAAAGATCCTTCGCCTTGAAACCCGTTTACGTCGAGATGTCTGGGGCATTTTAGTACGCTTAGAACAAGATATCTTGTTTTTATTGAAGGACGCTGACCCTAGTGAAATAGTTTTGCTACGAAGGCGCCGTGAAGCCATCGAGGCTCTGATGCAAGATATTGGACCGCTTATTGATGATCGCTATGACGATATCGCTGGACTATTGACGACAGCCTTTATACGTCTTGCTAGCAGTGAGGCAAAGACCGTTCAAGAAATTATCAATAACGCCGCTGACGATAACCCTATAGAGAATATACCTTCTGAGCGTGTCCTGCGTGCTGGTGTAACCCAAAGTCTATTTCCTTCTCCTGCTACCCCAACAGATTTCACGACAACGGGTGAGGATTGGTGGCAACGAGCAGGAGCAAGCCTGACTCAGCGCATAGGTGATCAACTGATGGTGAGTGCTGCACTTGGCGAATCGCTTGTTGAAATGACGAGACGTATCAGAGGTTCCTCAGACAATGGTTTTACTGATGGTGTGATGGCGAAGGCACGGGACGATGCCGCGCGGTTGGTACGCACGCAGCTGACGAATACAGTAGCTGAGAGTCGTATGGCGGTTGCAGATCACAACCCGCAGAGCACTCTCGTTGCCATACACCAATCGATCCTGGACAGCAAGACCTCAAATGTGTGTTTAAGTAGGCACGGATTACAATATACCATACCTGATCATGAACCCATTGGCCATAGTATTCCGTATCTCACAGGGCCACCCTATCATGTGAATTGCCGGTCGTCGATGGTCGTTGGTGTCCGCGGTGGTGGAGCTCTTATGGAAGCGAACCTCAGCGCATGGCTCCGCCGCAAAGGTCCAGCCTTTCAGGATGCCCTCTTAGGACCGACGCGGGCGAAGATGTACCGGGCGGGCGATCTGAGTCCTCGGCAGTTGATCGACAGCGCGACGGGCAAGCCACTCACGCTAGAGGAGCTTGGCGCATGACAACCCCTGCGGACTTTACGCCCCGCTGTCGCCAGTTTCTCGCCGCCTTGGAGGCGCTGTGTGCCCAATACGGGGTCCATATCACGCCATCAGGATATGACATGCTGCAAATCTGGAATGTCCATTGCGAGGATGGCGGCGGTTTTGATCTCAAAGCCATCGAAGATTGTACAGACGACGAGGTCGCGTCATGAGTCAGCTCGTATCGTCCTGGGTGTTCACAGGTGATTTTTCGCAGGCGGAGCACCAGGCTATCACCTCTCGGGTGCTTGCTGGAGCCTCCTATGCGCAGGTGGGGGTGGCATACGGCATGAGTGCCTCTCAGATACGCACGATCGTCCACCGGGTCTGTCTCCATACCAATGCGGACCTCTATTGTGAGACGGTGAAGGCCGCCGTGCGGCAGCGCCCCTGGGGTGGGGGGTTGGCGTGCTATGAACCTAGCCTGGCATTCTTGCGCCAGCATCGGAGCGCCTTTGGCTCGCCTGTCAACGAGGCCGCGTCATGCCTGACTCCCTGACCATTCAGGCCGAACTAACGGTGCCCCTAAGGCTTTGACTCTTGAGGAGTGAGGCGCATGACCAGGACCGAGGCCCAGACCTTTCTCGAGGCATTTGCCCTGGATGAGGCCCAGACGGCGGTACTCGACACCATCTATGCCGTGATTCAGGACATTCCCGATGACGACCTGAATCTCTTTCCGGTGCTGTTGCACCTCTTTGGCCACTGCCTCATGGGCTTTGCGCAACAAACCTGGCCGGGAGATCGTGGCCGACAGTTTGCGTATGCGAGCGACACCGCCGCCCAGCCCCTGCTGTTCTGTGTGGCCCAGGCGCAGCTCACGGACGCACCCTGGGCAGAGGACATGGAGGGATGAGTGCTCCTTTGACCATCCAGGCGGAACTGACCGTCCCTCTGCGTGTCCTGGAGCATGGTCGTACCGCGCAAGAAGTCGAAGACTGGCTGCGGGTGGCGGGCCTGCTCCCCCGTGGGATTGTGGGCTGTCGCTGGCGCCTGGCCGCTGAGCGGCAGGGCTATGTGCTGACCTGGGAGGTCACCGTGCCAGGGGAGGAGCCGTAATGCCCCGATTCATGATTGAGCTGGATGCGGGAACGTTTGAGGCCCTCTGCACCTTCGCAGAGGAGGAACGCCGCGATCCGCCGCGCCAGGCCGAATGGATGCTCAGCCAGGCCATTGCGAGCCGCGTCAAGCAGCAGGAAGCGCTGCGCCGGCTGGACGGTACCCCGATGGTCATTATGGGGACGGAGGAGGAGGCATGAGCCTCGATCCGCAGCTCTGGGAAAGCCTGCAAGGCCACGGGGTGACGGAGGAACACCTGCTCTTACTGCTGCAAATCCTTCAAATTCAGCGCAATGGCTTTCTGGCCCTCCATTTTGTCCGGGGGCGGGTCGATCATATTGATACGCGACTGATTGTGCCCAATCGGCGGGTGGCGCTGACCGATACCGCTGAGATGCTGGGGAGCATGACGGCCTGGCAGGAACCCTAATTGGTAGGAGAAGTCGTTGATGGCAGACCGCTCATTAAGCCGTGCAGAACAGGAGATCGTCATTGGGAAATGCGCGGACGAATCTCATTACACCGTCTATTCCAGCGATCCCGTATGGACGAGACGCTTGAGACCCCTTGCCGACGATATCGGAGCACGTACAATCCAACATCAGGGCGGTACCAAATTTTTCTTCCCGGTTGACGCGGTGATTGTATCAGTACGCAAAAGGCCCGTGTTAAGCGAGGAAACGCGCGCAGCGAACGCTGCACGTTTGCGTGCCTTGCGTGCGGAGAAGGCCCACTAGAAGCCTCAGGCCCTTGAATAGGTTATTTTTTTGACGTACTACGTCTTGACACAGACGTAGTACGTTCTCTATAATACTCTCATATGTCAGTATGCAGAGAACGACATGGTGCCATGGTGGTGTCATGCTTCCTGCATGACCACTATGAGGGTATCTCCCATGTTGAATCCACGTGAAGCCTTTCCTGAGATCGAGTGTGAAACGCTGGAAGAAGCGTCGCTGAAAGCCGACCGCGCTGCTGCCGTCAGTGAAGGGAAATCGGTGCCAGGGATTCTCTATTTTCAGGGAAAGCGCCGGTTTATTTGTACGAGTATGCGCGGAGGACTCTTGACCCGTCTGATCCAACAGATCAAGCCCCCCCCGAAGAAGGATCTCCCGTACTATGATTTTGACAAGAATAGGAATCGTCCCCTCGATCCGACCCATAAGCGTGTGATCCGGGACTACCTGACGAATGTGAAAGATTATGTGCTCCCGCCTATTCTGCTCAATAGTAGCAAACCCTTGCAGATCTTTACGGTCAAGAGTCCCTCCCCAACGATTCCCTGTTTCTTTGTGTTACCCGATGGCGATTATCTGGATGTTACGGATGGCCAACACCGGATTGAAGGGCTGCGTGAAGCCATTAATGCTCGTAGAGACTTAGCGGATGATGGCGTCGCGGTATCCCTGGTCGAAGAAGGGAACGTGGTGCAGAGCCAGCAAGATTTCTATGATGCGGCCCAGGTGAAACCCTTATCGCCTGCCTCCCTGGTTGAATTTGATCATCGAGAAGCCTTGAACTGGCTCACGCGTGAGCTGGGCAAAGAGGCGCGCATTTTACAAGGGCGTGTGCAAAAAGTCGGGACGAAAGTCAGTGCGAAATCGATCAACCTGTTTACAAACAGCATGGTGAAGCGTGCCATTACCGCTATGCTCACAGGCGATACTGAGGCTGAAAAAACCGCTATGGACGCAGCCAGTGCCGCAAGGGACATTTGGTATGAGCGGATTCTCGAATTTCTCAATGTATTCACGAAAGAGAATCCCCAATGGGCGGAGATTGCCCATCGTTCCATCGCCTCGGGGCAGACGTCGGAAATCCCCGCCATGCGCAATACCTGTGTGCATACGATTGGGGCAGGCTTGCTGGTGATTGGCGGGGTGGCGAATGGTATTTTTGCCATGAGTGCACCCGATATTGCTAAACTCACACCTGAGCAATTACGGTACACACACAGCCTCGCAAAGGATATTGATTGGCGCCGGGATAATGATCTCTGGCAGCGTTCCATCGTGAATCCGTTGACGGGGAGTATCCAGCCCCATATTCCCGTGCTCGCGCTCGCTATTACAGATGTCAAGAAGGCCATTGGCTTGCCCCTCGGGGAGTTCGATCACAAACGTATTGCGGCTGCGGAGAAAAAACTCAAAGAAAAGCGTGAGAAGGAAGCGGCGAAGGTGCAAGCGCTGCTGCAGCAGCAGCAAGAGGTTGAGGCTGTTGGCGTCTAAGGATGAATGTGCCTGTCCCCACGAAGGCACATAGGGACAGGCTAAACAAATGGGACGGGAATACAAGGAGCATACCAGTATGGCAACACCAATGCAAGAGGTCCGCGAGAAACAGAATGGCAGTGACGAGCAGGAGAGCCTAGACGAACAGGAAGCCCTACGCCAGCACGAACAGGAAGTGCTGGCACAACGGGTGATCGAGTGGATTTCCTTGGATACGATTGTCTTTGATGAGGGCCTCTATCCACGGATTGAGGGCCACTTGCCAGGGAGAGTACAGGAGTATGTCCGGGACATGCCCATCATCGAAGCCGCTGGTAGGTTTATCTCGGTGAACGCCGATGGTGTGATCATTGATGGCCGCCATCGTCACCTAGCCTACCGCAAGATCTATGAACATAATCCTCAGGCTCTCATCCAAGTCTATCGCTATCCCATTGTCTCTCCGTTGGAAACACTCCGCATAGCCCTGACTTTGCAAGATCGGGGGACAGCCCTGACCAATGGGGATCGTATGGACGGGGCCAAGAAGCTCTATGGATTAGGGCTTAAGACACAATCTGCCATAGCCCGTGCGCTTGGCGTCTCCCAGTCAACAGTAGCCAACTGGCTCGCGCGTACCCGCAAAGAAGAGAAGGAGCGACAACAGGCGCAGGCCCAGGCTCTTTGGCTTGCCTGTCATACGCAGGCCGAGATTGCTGAGCGGGTTGGCGTATCGATACAAACGATATCGAATTGGATGGAGGATTTTTCCAAATTATCAGCACCTAATAATTTGGAAAATCTTACGCGCGAGGAGAACGCGTCAGCGTTCCATGTCACAGACTTTACGCCTCCAATCTACAATATCTGGCGTGCCCATGATAAAACGAACGGGGTGAAGCATCACGGCAATAGCGAAGTCCGCTGGCTCGACAATCTGCTCTACCTCTACACCAACCCGTTTGATATTGTGGTGGACCCCTTTGCGGGCAGCGGCTCCACTATCGATATGTGCAAAAAACGCTTTCGCCGCTACTGGGTGAGTGATCGGAAGCCCCTCGTTGAACAGGAGCACCAAATTCGTACTTGGGACGTCACAGAAGGTCCTCCGCCACTGCCACGCTGGGGCACGGTGAAACTCGTCTACCTTGATCCGCCCTACTGGAAACAAGCAGAAGGGGAGTATAGCGAGGCCACCACCGATCTGGGCAACATGGATCTCACTACATTTACCACGACCCTGGCGACAATCATCAAGGAGTTCAGCGCCAAGCTGTCCTCTGGCGCCGTGATTGCGCTCGTCATGCAGCCCACCCAGTGGCGTGCTCCCGAGAAGGTCTATACTGATCATGTCGCCGACATGCTAGGAGCGATCAACCTGCCCCTCGATATGCGTTACTCCGTGCCCTATACGTCGCAGCAATATGTGGCGAGTCAAGTCGAATGGGCCAAGGCGAATAAGCGCTGTCTGGTCCTTACACGGGAAATCCTCGTTTGGCGTGTGTCCTAGAAAGTGACGTGAGGCATGGACTACCACACTGATCGGTATGCGCTGCTGCTTATGGATGGCATGTGGCCCGTGCCTCACCTAGACCAGGACATGGTTGCAACGTTGATGCGATGGTGGTTGCATACTCAACCACCGCTCCTTCAACGCTGGGCTCAGAGCTCCTGCTGGTATTGTGGGGATCAGCCCCGCCAGCAGGACGTATCCTTGACGAGTGATCATGCCTTCCCCGATGCCTATGCGTACACACCTCTCGCCCCGTGCTGTCGCCGCTGTAATAGCATCAAAGGGCATACAACCCCGAACGCCTGGCGCCAGCGGTGGCCTGGCGGTATCTATTGGTTTGAAGGGATTGGCCTTGCGACCTCGCCCCTCGGCTGTGTGCTGCGTGAAGATCTCATAGGATTGCGTGCACTCGTGTTCTGGTATCTCTTGGAGAAGGGAGTCTGAATGCAGCAGGATACGGAACGCCCCCTCGATGAACTGCTGACAGAACTTGCGGAGCTTTCGCGGCAATTTCAAGAGCTTGTCATTCCCTACCAAGCCCAGATCACAAACATAGAAATTGCGCGTGAGACCGCGACAGCAGACCTCACGTTTCAGATGCAGACGCTAGAGACGCTTATTCGCCCCTTGATCCTCGAAGCCAAGGCGAGTATAAAAGTTCCCTATCTCACCGCGATCTATCAGCGCCGCGACAAATGGGACCGTGATATCCTCTTCAGCATCGCCAAGGAAGTGCCTGCGGTCCTGACGGCCTATCAGGATGCGTCCTTCGTCCAATTCCGTAAGACCGCACGCTAGGAGCCCCCATGGCCACCATCGTCCAACTCAGCGACGTGACCTACCTCAACCTCGATGCCGTCACCGTCCTGCGTTGTGAGGAGGGCCAGTGGCGCGTGTGGTTCCAGGATCATGCGCACGCGCTCGTCCTCACGCCCGAGGAAACGGCCGTGCTGGCGCTCTACCTGCGCAATCATACGGAGCGGGCGACCTTTCACGCGTGGAGCCGTGGACGTCCGGAGGTGAGCTATGAGACGTGAGGATCGTCCGAGGGACTCCCCACCCCCGTGGTATCGCCGCTTCGATACCCTGCCCCGCCTGCCTGAGTGGTGGTTCCCCGTCTGTATGCTGGTGGGCATGGCGATGATCGGCTTCACAAGCGGCATGCTGTGGTGCAGCTACCAGCGAGCCCAGGCGAGTACCATCGCGGTACAAGACAGTATACTGGTGTTGCGTATCCAGGCACTGGAGCAGCGGGTGCGTGCGCTTGAACAGCGTGAGAGGTAATCGATGGCTGACGATCTCCCGCCTGATCCTCCTCCTGACGAGGACCGCCGCGAGGCGCACAACGCTTGGCACCAGGCGGCCCTCGCCCGACTCGACGCTCTCCTCGCCAGTCAGAACGAGAGCATTGCGAGACTCGATAAGCTCCTTGCGCGACTCGACCTGAAGCGCCGTCTGGAGCGGGGAGAAGATGGCTTCGATGCGTACTAGGGGTGTGGGCTCGTGATGATACGAAGCGCAACGTTGGAGTACTCAACGAGAGGGTGCCCTACGTGAAGCCGGCACGGAACGAAACTGCGCTTTAATGCAGCTTGCATTTTCGTCCTTGACATTTGGGAACGTCCGCTAAATACTTGTAACCCATAAATTTGTCGCCACTCTGCGTGGTAGACACCGCCTCTAGCGATGTAAGCGGCAGTTCTCGGATACCCTCC